GGAGTACGTCATGTCAGGATGGAGTGACACGAAACCTCCCCGCAATGGTGAGAAGCACTGGCGCATCATGTTTCGTGCCCCTGGCTCATGGATAAACGGACACATCGTGATGGTAGGCGACAGGCACGTGTCGATATACAAGACTTTCTGGCCTGACAAGTCGATGACACCCGGACAGCTTAACTATGTGCATTCATTCAGAAAGTTTGCCGACGCTAAGATGAGTGAAGGCAAAAAGTAATAAACAACAAACAACAACATCAATCATGGAATTTGAAGGAAGAATCACACGTGTGCTGCCGGCGAAGTCCGGCACACGCAACGACGGATCGCGATGGGTAGACCTGTCGTTTGTATTTGCTTACTACGAGAACGGTGAGCAGCGTTTCGAGGACTCTGTGCTCGTGAGTACATTCGACACGAACATCATCAACAGCATCACTCCATACCTGGCAAAGCAGAGAGATGCTGAAGGAAAGGACAAGGTGATATACGAGAATGACTGCGCGAAGATGCTGGTGCCTCATATCCCTTGCCGTTGCGGTTTCTCGTTGAGGGCTAAGACGGTGAAGAAGAAGGACGGCAGCGGATTTATCGTCATCCAGGAGATCAGATGCTACAAGCTGGATGTGAGCAATGGTGCTGCGATGTCATCGCAGCACAGCGAACAGCCGCAGGTGTATCAGCCGCAGCAGCCTGTGTTCCCGCCTCGCGTGGATCAGTACGGAAACCCTGTCAATGACCAGTCCGATGACCTGCCATTCTGATGACAATTACTTCAGCGAGAGCCAGCCTACGGGGTGGCTCCCGCTCGACAAAAACGTGAGAGACTATGAACTACGAGGAGCTACAGCAGGCGGCAGGACGGGCAGCGCAGGTCGTTAAGCTCATATGTGCCGTCGGCAACAATGCCGCATGGGTGGTGATGATGGACGGGCTGGATCATGCCCGTCGTTGCCGTGGATTCCGTCGGAGCATCCGTGGCGGTCACATGATAGGCTGGTACTTCCAGGCTGCCGTGAACGAATTCCGTGACTACGAGCACAACCTGCTCAAGGTGAAGGAGAACCGCATGTTCCACGTGGCTGACATGAGCGAGAACGTTCGCCGCAAGTACGGAGACATCAGTGACGAGGAGTACTACGAGTTCTGGAAGGGCGTAGGCGGTGCTGCCTACGCGAAGACCAAGCCGCTCATCACGTCGCTTTGGAACAAGTACCGCGTTAGCCTGGTGAGCCACGGCATCAAGGATGCAGAGCACGTGGCATGGGTGATGACATCACAGGCAGCTCTCGACCTTGCCGTGGCTATGTATGAGTTTGCCCTGAAGGAATGCGAGCACTATGAGCTCAGGAGGCCTGTGCTGGAGTACATTTTCGGTCAGTTCTGCCTGCGCAATGTGTCGAAGGCGTGGCGCAGAGCCATGAAGCTGCTGGTGCCCGAGACCGACACCATCACGCTTGACGCTGTTGAGGAGAAGAACATCGACTATGGTCTGCGCCAGCTGATGGAGGCATGGATGGAGCCTGAGCTGCTCTACTCGTCGACATCGCAGGCCGTTCAGGATTACGAGGAGATATTTGCCACGCAGGGACAGAAGAAGAAAGTGCTGAGAGAGATAGCCGACGTACAGAGTGCCACGGAGGCCGAGCTTGAGCATTAATAAGCCTCACGGAGGAACCGTGAGGCACAATAATATGGAACTATGAGTGAAGAGAATATGATACCGCTGCCAGGAGCGATGGACGCGCAACCACGAAAGCCAGACTTCCTTCAAGGTGACGAGTGGTTTGATACGCAGGTCGATGGCGATTTCCTAGACTTCGATGAGCCGTACCGACCGCCACGATACACGATGGAGCGAGACGGTGTGCCGTTCGCAGATGTCGGTGAGTTGCACGTCATCTCAGGCAAGCCTGGAAACGGCAAGACAGGGCTGATGTCGCAACTGGAAGCTGCTACGCTGGGCAGGCAGTTTGGCAACACGCTGGCACGAGACGTTGGTCACATCGTGCGCGACGAACAAGGCAACGTCCTGACAGGCGACGATCACCGTCCCGTGTTCCAAGTAAGGCCGACACGCATCCTTCACATCGACACCGAGCAGGGAAAGGATGACACCATTGCCTTCAAGAACCGCGTGATCTCCATGTCTGGCGTTGACAAGGATGAAGCAAAAGAGCATTTCTTCATCCTCAGATTGCGCGACACGGAGTTGGCATCAGACCGATGGAAGAAGATACTGAAAGCCATTTGGCAGGTACAACCGACCGACATCTTCCTCGACGGAATGCTCGACATCGTGGAAGACTACAACGACCAGAAGGAGTGCCAACCTATCATCCGCAAGTGCATGATGCTGGCAACGTACTACGACACAAGCCTGTGGGCAGTACTGCACGAGAATCCGATGGTGGACAAGCTCGTTGGTACGCTGGGAAGTATTACTCAGCGGAAGGTGTCGGAGATATTCACTGTCATCAAGGTGAAGCAAGCCGACCTGAAGCAGAACGAGCGGCGTGACGATCTGCCGGACATCTACTTCAAGGTGAAGCAGAATAAAGCTCGTGGACGTGATGTTGCCGACTGGCTGTTTAAGTACGTCACGAATGCCGGAGGCTGGGGTCAGCCTGTGGAGATTGAAGAGAATGGCGCGAAGATTGTGGACTCGAAGGAGATTGCATTTATCAAGGAGGCAGATGAACGATTTGAAAAGATGAACTGGACTTCCGCAGGACTTAGCCGTTCGGACGTTGACAGCGCACTGGTGAGGCAAGGAGTGACAAGCAACCGCCGCAAGGCTGATCTCATCAATAAGGCACTTGAGGTTGGCATCATCTATAAAGATGGCACAAAGGAGCGTCCTAAGTATCACTACAAAGGACTTGAAAAGCCGCTGCCGAATGATGAGACGCAAGATCTGCCATTCGCAAAACCAGATAATAACGAGCCAGATTTTTAATTAACTATGAATAAGAAACAAGCACCGACATTCTCACAACTGAGTTACATCGTTACGGGCATTCTCGCTGCACATGTCCAGCGAGGTGATGAATTATCCCCAGTTGTGATAGAAAAGGCCGTGTTCGCAGCGAAAACGGCAGCAGAAGCCATCGAGGATATTGTCAACGAGTACACTGACGATGAAGATGAAAGTATCAAGACTGACCCGTTCAAGGACTATCCCTGGAGCGACAAGGAAGAACGATACACCGACCTCGCCAACCATCTGAGAGCGCAAGGCGTGACGAGTAATCGACGTATCAGCGAAATCTTTCACGAATCGCTCGAAAATGGCTATCTGTTGAAGAACTCGCTGACTGGTAAATATAAGCACTCTGAGCCGTGATTCCCTCCGTTAAGCCCGTTTCCCTATTCCCCACCCTTTACTTAACTAAGTAAAGGGATGGGAATGGGAAACCACGCACACGGGCGACGCGCGTGACGCGCGTAATAGTTTTACATGTATTCCGCATCAACCTCCCATAAAAACCAGTATCAGATATGCCAAAGATACCCGACGATATAGTTAAGCGCATCACCGACCTGGCAAGGATTGAGGATGTTGTGGGCGACTTCGTGACGCTGCGCAAGGCGGGCGTGAACCTCACCGGCATCTGCCCGTTTCACGATGACAAGCACGACGGCAACTTCATCGTGAGGCCTTCGACCATACCCGAGGCTCGACATGGCAACACCTATCGCTGCTTCGTGTGCGACAAGAAGGGAGGCCCTGTGACGTTCTTGATGGATCATGAGCGCATGTCGTTCCCAGATGCTATCCGTTGGCTTGGTAAGAAGTACAACGAGCCAGTGGACGACATTCCGATGAACTACACGCCACCGCCACCACGACCAAAGCCAGAGCCGCTGCCGGTTCTGGAGATACCGAGATCGTGGGTAAAGAGGACAATGGACATTGCCACATGGGGAGAGGTGACGTTCATAAACTGGTATATGTCGCTGCCCTGGAACACCGAGCAACTTGCGCGAGCACATGAAACACTATGGATGTACTGCGTAGGCGGATGGAAGGACGGGCGCGTGGTGTTCTGGCAGATAGACCACGACGGACATCCGCGTGCTGCCAAGCTGATGCGCTACCTGCCAGACGGACACCGTGACAAGCAGGCACACCCCGGATGGATATACAATCAGGAAGGATGCCGGCAGCAGCTCAATCCCGATCGTCACGAAGTCATGAAGCCGCTGTTCGGCTCACACCTGCTGGCAAAGTACACGAATGCCGTGGTGAATATCGTGGAGAGCGAGAAGACCGCCGTCATCATGGCGAACTACTACGGCAAGCCTGAAGAACAGTTGTGGCTGGCGTGTGGCGGTCTTCAGCACCTCAGACTCGAATCCATGCAACCGCTCATCGACCAAGGGCGAACCATCTGGCTGTGGCCAGACAAGGACGGACGAGAGGCATGGCAGGAGGTATGCGACAAGCTGGGATATGACAAGTGCTGGGTATATACCCACTTCTTCGATAGCTGTTGGACTGAGGCCGACGGCATGAAGGCCGACGTGGCCGACATCGCCATCCGTATGATGCGGACGGGCGACAAACCGAGACATACAACAGGCGAAGGGCAGGGCGCGACCGAAAGAGACCCACGAGGCACTTGGCGGAATGGCGCGACCCCTGCCCACGAGCCTGATATTCCTGACGAACTGAAAGAACACAAGGCCATCATGAAAGCCATCGAAGAATGGCAGCTGACGCGAGTAGCTGACGAGCCATTTCTTGATGACGAGGAAATGACCAACACGCAAGTGAGAGAATGGCGTGACAAGATGAGACAATCAACAAACAAGGATAACACGATATGATAGGAGAACAAATGCAACTCAACAGCGACGGCACGCTGACAATCTCATGCAAGGTACCTGGGCGATGCCTGCCGCTGCTGCGAGCTATCTGCGACCTGAAGGGATGCTCGATGAACGACCTGCTGAAGATGTGCCTTCACTTCCTGATAGAGACGGCTAAGATCACCACGGAGCCGTCGGAGGATATGAAGGTGCTCATGCACATGATGCGGATAGAGGCCAACTGGCAGTCGATGTTCAACTATGTGAACAACTCACAGCTGGACATTGCACAGGTCATCCTCGTGCTTCAGCAGAGCGACGGCAGCGGTAACAAGAGCAAGCCACGCGAGGGCTTCTCACTTGCCATGTTTGACAAGCCATTCTGCGGCGACACCGCTCAGACGCTGTGCACAGACTCCATCGTCGAGCGTGTGCTCGAGATAGCTATGGGCAAAGATGACTACTGGGACTTACGCTCCGTGGCCCGTCACTTCGATGCCGAGAGCATACGTGAGGCACTCATCCGCATGGTGCATGCCCAGACCATCCTCAACCTTGATGAAGAGGAGCATGGCGAGCTGCCAGGCATGGGCAACCAGACTGAAGGCGGACGGGTGTATGCCTATGGTCAGCGGACGAAGATCAAGAAGCACCGCACACCTGACGGCGAGGCAGCCCAGCAGATGCGCATACAGTTCAACGATGAAGACCGCGAGGTGGCCGACTACGAGGTGAAGGACTGGGAAGGCTCCGTGCGTCAGACTGACCCTGAGCCACCGGAAGCAGCCCTCGAGAACGAGCTGGGATTCAGGCCGCATGGAGGGGAGTGGTGATGGGTGACGTTGCGATAACATCGCAACATACTGAACGAATTTAATGTTTTAATCTTATAATCTTTAATCATGGTAGACATTATCAAGGACAGAAAGTCGCCCATGTGGATCATCACACACACGGACTCGGAAGGCTATCACCGACAACTCAGCCTGTCACGTGAGGACATAGACGAGCTGGTGAGACTATGGACGGAAACGTACACAATAGATAAGAAACAACATCCACTATGAATGACATACTGAAGGATGCCAAGTTTGGCGATTTGTTTGAGACACGATGTGGACTGACAGCCGTGTATGTAGGCAACTACGGTGGTGTGCACCGCCTGTATGTGGAGAACGTAGGACTAACGCACTATCCTGACGGAAATGACGGCATGTGCGACACATCGTACTACGACATCACAGGACGATATACCGAGCCAGAAGCCGACCATAACCTACAAGGATGGCAGGCAGCATTCATCAGCGACACACTGAGGAACGCTGCCACATACATCGGAATAGTCAAGGGACGATTCAAGAACGACAGCGAGAAGGCCAACGACATCATCACACGGATAAAGAGATGCACCGGCATGCTGAAGCTATGAACCAGAAGAAAGACAAGGCCACCATCTACAACAGCCGTGCCTGGCACGAGCTGCGCACAGCCAAGCTGCGTGCACAACCACTATGCGAGCGATGCCTGAAGGAACACGGATGGATAGTGTCGGCACGATGCGTCCATCACATCATACCCATCGAGACGGCACGCACCACTGAAGAGATGTGGCGACTGGCACTCTGCGGACTGAGCGGCTTGCAAAGCCTGTGCTACAAATGCCACTCCGACATACACAAGGCCATGCGGTCACGCAGTCGAGAGGGCCACATGCGAGCCGTGGCAGCAGCACAGGAGCGACGACGTGAGCACCTGCTCCGACGCTTCTCACAGCCTGCCGACCCTTCAGACCCCGCGGCACCCATTTAAGTTGCGCCCGAGCCCGATTCCCAAAT